CAAGCAATACTTGCATCTAAAGCAGGTGCAACATACGTTTCACCATTCATAGGTCGTTTGAACGATCAATATTGGGATGGTATATCATTAGTGGAGGAAATTTCAGATGTATTCACAACGCATGGTTCTAAAACTCAAGTACTCGCTGCTTCAATTAGAGAACCTCTTCAAGTCTCAAAGTGTTTTCGAGTGGGGGCTGATATCTGTACTCTTCCTTGGGATATATTTAATAAAATGTATGACCACATTCTAACCGATCAGGGTATGCAGAAGTTTGATTCAGACTGGAGTGAACTCCAGAGTAAACTGAAGTGAACGGTAGAGTGAACAAGGTAACGATGGTAGCCCAGATTCATAAGATGAAAACTGGGCTAGACAATGGGTGGTATCCTGAATGGGATGACCGCCAGAGAGGAGCAGCACAAAGGATACTGCTCAATGTATTAGAACATTTAGATGAGTATTGGGAATGATCTAAATAGGAGGAACTGATATGAAAATTATGAAATGGCTGAAGATGGAGTTTATGAAAACCCCTGGCTATATGAGGGTAAACCTTTCACTTCTGATGATATTGGCGACTTCTTCGGTTACGTCTACAGGATTACTAATCTCCAGACAGGTAAACAATACATCGGTAGGAAGTACTTCACCCAACGTCGTAAACCTAGAGGTGGTAAGAGAAGGGTTACGTCTGAGAGTGACTGGAAGAAGTACTACGGAAGCTCTGACGAACTTAAGAGAGATAGAAAGTTACTTGGGAACGACCTATTCAAGAGAGAAATCATCTCACTCCATACCACCCTTGGCAAAGTAAACTACGAAGAGACAAGACAATTGTTTCTAAATAATGTACTTACTGAAGCTACGGATGATGGGTCACCAGCATTTTACAATTCAAATATCCTTGGAAGGTATATGCGAAAGGATTATTTTGGGGGTTGACTATGGAGTCTAAACACTGCTATAATCTGAACGAACCATTTGAATATGACATGACTGACTTTCCCGATAGTGTTGAGGAAAGATACATGGATATATTGATTGACCAACTGCATGACATAGCAGAAAATTATTTAAAAGAATATGAATCAACCAACAGAAGTTAAGTCAGACTATTTCTTGATGTTCTCTGCACCACCTCTGTATGTGGCAGAGTTTCCTGGTGATGTTGAAGCAGTTAAGAAGGCAATGGGAACTATGTCTTTTAGGAAGTCATTAAACAATGATACTACTGTTAACCAATATGTTTTAGAGGAACCAGAGTTTCAAGAGTTAAAAGGATTTTGTGAGTATTGTGTAGAACAATATATGCATGACGTTATGCATGTTTCTAATCATAAAATGATTATTACACAGTCATGGGGTAATTGTACACCTAAACATCATAGTCACCCTAAACATTATCATCTTAATAGTGTAGTTAGTGGTGTGTACTATGTTCATTCTGGTGAAGAAGCTCCACCAATAGTATTTGATACTCAGAGATGTGACCCATTTCCAGTACGTCCAGAATCAGATCCTTCTTTGGGTACTAATGAGTTTATGAATGATAGTTATAGTTTTCCAGCATCGACTGGTCATCTGATTTTATTTCCTAGTACACAACATCATTATGTTCCTCGGAATGATGGTGAAGAAGATAGAGTGAGTATTTCATTTAATACTTTCCCTAAGTTACCTGTAGGATCTCATGACAATTCAACTCTATTAACTGTTGACAAACTATAATACCTCATATATAATACAATTAATTTTATAATAGAAGATGGCCTGCTCACTACATGGAAAATTAGATGCTGCTATCGCTGCTGCTAAAGCAGTGTTTGATGAAGCACATGAAAAGGAATCATTATCTGATAATGATCTTAACTTAGTGTTTGTATATTACCAAGGACTTAAGAAGATTGCTAGAGAATATACACATCAAGATACCTTTACTGTACCTGATGGTTCTATAGATCTAGATTATGACCCTGATTATAATATCAGTTTAGGTAATGTTGATATTCCAGATGCTATCTCATGGAATAATGATGTTGTTACTGACCCAATAACATTTACTACAGGTGATTCAATAACATTTGTTAATGATGGTACTCTAAGTGCAGAGGGAAACCCAGGTACACCAATAGTTACCTTCGGTGATGCTGAAAAAGAAAAGAATGCAGAGGCACTTAACGATAGAGATGGTGCATAAATAAAACGTCTTTGCCAATAGACGTTAAACTAGATGGTCTTACGTGCAAAAGCTACAATAAGTTTTTCTTATAAGGGTCATCAGAAATGGTGATCCTTTTTTTGTACGGGTATCTAGGTAATTATACCTTTGACATACCTTAAGGTTTCCTATATAATTATGTAACGTTTCTTAACAATACAGAAATGACTTCAACAACTGCCAAAAGGTATACAACTACCGAGTACGGCAAGCAAAATATGTTCGCAGCAGAACCTCCTATGGAGTACGTTGAGAACTATGAAGGTTACTGGAAGAACGCTGAAAGAACTAATGGTCGCCTAGCGATGATTGGTTTGTTCGCAGCGATCCATAACTATGCCATCTTCGGATGGGTAATTCCAGGCATTGTGTAGTCGGCACAAGGTCTCTTTAAATTCTATCCCTTTAATCTAAGAACAATGAAAGAAAACGCAGAACTTCAGAACGGACGCTGGGCTATGATCGGTATCATTGCTGGTCTAGGTGCGTACCTAACAACTGGTCAACTAATTCCAGGTGTATTCTAATGACACCAGAAGCAGAAAAGTTTAACGGTTGGATGGCTATGATTGGATTCGTAGCAGCAATGGGTGCTTACGTCACCACAGGTCAAATTATCCCAGGTATCTTCTAATGACTAACAATTACATATGGCAAAGAGCTAACGGTAGAGCAGCAATGGTCGGTTTCTGGGCATTAGCAGCACTATACACTCATTTCAAATACTTTACATAACTAAATACTTATTCGTAAATCAACACAATCCATGACAGATCTAGTAACAGATTCATTTCCAATGTGGAAAGCAATCCTTTGGGTGTTCTATCCAATGACTGTTCTTGTCATGGTTGAGTTGTTTATGCGTAGTGTTGATGACGATGATGATGACGATGGTGGCAAGGGTATTAGAGTAACCCAATTACAAACTGTCCCATCAGGTGCTTGACATAGAGTAGAAGTACCTATATAATACTGTAAGTATTTCTACTCAGTCATGACTCAAGTAATTCTATTCGTTTCAATCGTAGCAGTGTACCTTCTGACCAATGTTTCTCAAATCGCTTTTGCATAGTCCCTACAGAGAACTCTATGAGTTCGGTTTTTTTGTGTGTGTAGGTATTACAGCAGGTTCAATGGGTTTAATATGAAAGAACAATGTTTAACAGTTTTAGAAAGGTTTGGTTACACTGGTAAGAGTGCAGAAGAATGTGCTGAAGAGTGGTCAAGTAAATTTAATGTAACATTTGGTCTGGTAAAATACTACGAGACTTATTTTAATAAATAAATGAAGATTGAGTTAAGATTATGAGTGCAGACACAGGACATGCTATCAACTGGGTAGCAACTCGCAAGGTAGATGGCGAGGTTGAGTATTTAATTTCTAATGCTCCTACATGGAGTCCAGATAAAAGATTTGCAAAGGTATTTGATACCAAATCAGCAGCAAGGAAATATGTTAAAGATTGTGGAGAGAAGGGAACCATAAGAAAGCATACTTAATATGAATTGGTGCTCTCCTATTATGTGGCATGACAATGTAAGTCTGCCAAGTGATTTGTATGACAAAATTTGTTCTATTGTTTCTGATAAACTAGTAGGTACTAGAACTGTACACGTTAGTAATAATGATACAGGTAAATTATATTACACAACTTATGGTGAGGATGGTAGTGACTGGCCAGCAGATGTCATAGAACAGATATCAGAATTCTATGAACAACTTTTTGTATCTAAAATGATGTTCCAATTAGGATTGTTGAGTAGATCTGAATGGAAGTTTAACTATTGGATACAAGGTAGTAACTGTGATACTATAGGTCATAAACCTCATACTCATTTCTCTGGTAATGAGATCATATCTTGGTGTCATATAATTAAAGCACCAATACCAGATGAACCATGCTTTCATTTCTTTAGGAACACACCTGAAGGAACAATAGATGGTGAAGGTTATAGGACTGTCTTCGGGACTGTCTATGAGAAATTATATCCAGAACAAAAGACTGGTGATATAAATGCTTGGCCTGCTTGGTCAATGCATGCTGTAGATGCAACAAGCAGTAAAGAAAATAGAATAGTTATCGCAGGTAATATTTCTTTAGAAAAGATGACTGATGGTGAATCTATAATGGAGCACAAGCGTGATGGGATGACCGTCACTTGGAACATAAAAGAACTCGCTTGACAAAACTTCATACTTGCATATATAATGTTAGTGTCTTCGGACATTCATCTTACTGCCGTTACCAAGACTAGGCAGACCAATCCGTCTTTATTTTACCGTTCACTAAACGTTCTATTAATTCAATGACAACCTTACAAAAAAGAGACCAAGGTCTCCTTTCTGGATGGAGTGAGTTTTGTGAGTGGGTAACAAGTACGAACAACCGCATTTATGTTGGTTGGTTCGGAGTCTTAATGATTCCTTGTTTGCTTGC